TCATAACATTTTATTAAATGCATTGTTTATTTCGTCGGAAATTTTATTTTGCTCATCTTTAAAAGTATGTTGATACACGTTACGGAGCATGCTATTTGTAGCTTGTCCTAAACGTTCCATTGCATATTTGTCTGGCACACCTTGTATTAACATAAGACTTGCGTTAGCGTGCCGCAGTGAATGTAATGTGAACTTAGGCAAGCCATTCTGTTCACAAAGAGATTGGAAACGTACAAAAATACCATTTGGGGACATATTAACAATAAATCCTGACTTATGTTCTTGTTTGTTTAAAATTTGTTTTAAAATATCAGGAACCGTAAGGGTACGAGTTCCTGCATAAGATTTGTTAGTTTCTTTAATTATAGTTTTATTGTTAGAATTAGGAACGGCGGCAGAATGGATATAGATTTTTTCGCCGTCATAATCGTCCCAAGTTAGAGCACATATTTCTGATCGTCTTAATCCTAATGTTAAAGCAAATAATATTGGCAGTTCGATATTTGTATCTTTAGTTATCTGTAAAATCTTCTTCATTTCATCTGTATTAGGTATTCTCAATTCTTTTGGCTGCTTGGGCTTTAGCAATATACTTGAATAATCTAATTTTATTTTGTTCTGCTTTAATGCTGCCGTAATTAGCCCAAATTGATTACGAATTGATTTAGGAGAGTATACTTCAGCATTGTTATTCATCCACTTTTGCAGTTCAATTTCCGTTATCTGATCTATTCTTTTATTTTTTATTTCATTAATAGCATTTTTCTTGATTATATAATACCCTCTAATTGTTGACACACTTAGAGTTTTATCTTTACTTTTAATATAATTTTCAACAGCTTCTTCAACAGTGATTTCAGATTTTTTTACTATTCTTTTTCCATTAAGCCATTCGGCAGCTTTCAATTCAGCTTCCTTTTTCGTTTCTGCCGTAAAAGATTTATACTTCTTTGTATCATTATCGTAAATGCGCACACGATAATTTCCACTCGGCAGTTTTTTAGCTGTAGCCATTAAAATTCTCCTCAATCTGTTCGTTTTCCCCCCTTACTGGTTGCTACCGGTAAGGGGGCGTTTTTGTTGTATTACAAATCTAAAAGTTGTTTTTTCTTTGCATCAAATTCTTCTTGCGTGATAACTCCGTCGTCTAAAAGATTTTTAAATTTAGCTATTTCATCTGCCGATGATGCAACAAATGAAGATATTTGTACAGTTTTATCATTCCTATTTTTATTGCTATCAAGTATTATCTCTAAAGCAGAAATACACTTTTGTGCGTTGTCTCGTGCAGATTTATATGTAAAACTATTTTCCTTAGTTTCAGAAGTAATAAATGAAATATAGATGACATCACAAAGGGCATTTTTCAAAGTGATTTTAAGCTTCATAGATTTACAAATACCCTTGCTTTTTTTACCACCTGTTACACTACCTACGATAGCACCAACATCGCCAAACAAAACCCTTCCTGCAACAGCTCTGCCAAGCCCACCTTTTGTTACAGTTTCGCCGTCCTCAAGTAGTTCATAGGACAATAAATTATCAAAAGTAAAGAAATCATTGGAAACTTTAAAGCATTGATTGTTTTCATCAATTTTTAAATATATACTGATAATTTTAGTAGGAGAGAAAGCTTTGATCAACTCTTTTCTCACGTCAATTGCCTGATGAACCTCATCCAACGAATGTAATTTGGGATTACTAATGCTTGTCATACCATTTTGTGTAAGACATTTTCTGCAAATTGTACCATCAGAAAGATCTGCACCCAACGAAAAGAAACCGAACTTTTCTCCGCAAATATCACAAACTCTTTTTGCCATAAAAAATTCTCCTATCCATATTATGGTGATATAATAATGTTTGGAAGCACAGGAGGAATCCTGTAATCCTATAACCCTAAATCATCCTCATCAGTATTGACGGTACTGGTGGGGATTTGTTTTATAAATAACATACGTTTGTTTATTATATCTTTTGATTAAATTTTACAACAAAACTAATTAAAAGTCAATAAAAATAAATATATGCAACGTTCTTTGTTGTCGACTTTTGTCGTTTTAACTAAATTTTTCGACTCTTATTTGTAAAATGTCATAAAATTTTAAAAATGCTCGAATTATTTGCACAAGTCCTTTTGTGTATTGATTATAAATAATAGCAACGTTAGATAAAAATAGAATGTAATTTTTGCTGTACATTTATTTGGACACATATCTATTGACAAACCGAAACATTTGTTCTATAATGTTTATTGTAAAAACAAACGTACAGAAGGGAGGCAAAAATAATGTGCATTGATAAAGAAATTTTTTGTTTAATAAAGAATTTACCTAAAGATAAATTTGAAATAGCTTTAAAAGAACTTAGAAACCTATCAAAAGATAGTGAAGTTGTTTTAAATGATGCAAATGCAGATAAACAGTCTGACTAAAGATTAATTAGATAATACTATTTACTCAAATCATAAAGATTTTAAAAATTTTAAAAACATTTCCTTCTTCTCAGGTGATAATGACTTAATCATAGTCATAATTTCTTTATCATCAGGTGACATATCGACGGAAGTTGCAGGGGAACTTTCTTTTCCGAGTAGGTAATCAGTAATAATAGATAATTCGTTTTCTGTTAATGATGTTTTTCCATTTTTCCAGTCTGTTAATTTACCACGATAACCGCCTATTAAATCATTCAAAAAAGATAATTTAATCCCCTTTTCTTTTGCTAAAGAGAGTACTTCTTCTTTTGATAAGTTTTTATTCATGGAAATTACGTCCTTTCTATTGACTTCCGATTAAAATCGGAATATAATATACATATAAACAATTAATATGTATTAGTTTAATGGAGGTTCCTATTATGAAATTAAAAAAATCTAAACCAATACCATCTACAGAAACGGAAACACATATTGAAAATGCTAGATTAAGAGAGGAAAATCAGCTTTTAAGGGATTTGCTTGATTATCATAGCATTAAAATACCAGAAGAGCTTAATAAGTTTCTCACCAATGAACGTGATTTAGGCTTAAATGGCATTGCTGGATTAGCGAGTGAAATTAATTCCCTTAATCACGCTATTATGATATTAAATGATATGATTATAAAGCTAATTATGAAAGATTAGTTAGACTTTTTTATTATTTCAACCTCATCACCTATTTGTATCATTTCATCATCGTCGGCTACTCTACCGCCACTAATTTGTGCTGGATCTACATTTAAAGCAAGTCTTTTCCCACCAATATTGAAAGCGTTTGCAGTCATTTTTGATAAAGAAGCTGACATTTTTGCATTTTGGCATATACACATTTTTTCATAGACAGCAACGGCTTCTATTTTAGCTTTGATTTTCTTAAACTCACCTAGTGTTTCTTTGGTATCTGGGTCTTTTACAATTTCTAAATCTTTAGAATATATATAAAATCTATCTCCCTCTATTATACCATTTTTACTACCACCATTTATAATGATATTCATATCATCCATAATCTTTACTACTTTATACATTGACATAAGTCATTCCTCCTTAAAATTATTATCAGTTAAATCATTAGTATAATCTCTGTAAATTTTATATGCTTCTTCAAATCGATCTCTTTTAGAGCCTTGAATTGCATTTTGAAATGCCGAATTTAGCCAAAGCCAGTATCTTAATATCTTTTCGTTTTGTTTTACCGTATTATTTAATTCATTGTTTTTTGCTCTGTATTGTTGTGCTAAGGCTTTGTTATTTTTTTAGCATCAGCCAAATTTTCTGTTAATATTTTATTATCTTTATGCAATAAAATAATTTTTATTATCAATAAAACAACTAAAATAGAAAGTGAAATTATTATTTTTATATATATACTTTCAACAAAAACAACAGCAAAAATAACACCAATTATACCCGAAAACACGCCAATTACATCAAAATTATTCATTATTTTCACCACTATTTTACCTTTTCCACCATTGCGGTGGAATTTTTTTATTATGCTTTTTCTTCTCTTAAACATGTTTTAAAAAAATCATCATCGAGTGTGATGTAATCGTCAACCTCTGATATTATTTTTCTGATGGATTGTCCCTTAACTGCAACTACTATTACGATTTTACCAATAGTTTTTAATTGCTTGTACAAACTAATATAATCCGTATCTGCACTCATTATAAAAGCAACATCATATGAGTTATAAAAAGCCTTTGTTAATGCGTATATTGCGAGATTTAAGTCTGTACCTTTTTCAACTTTGTAGTATGTATTTCTGTTTGCTATATCCATTTCTTCTTTTAAACCAGTTGGACGTGCAATATATCTTCCCTCAATTACATCTGTGTACTTAGAACCATTCATACCTGTGACCCATTTGTAATAGTTTTTTAGATTTTGGTCATCCATTAAGAAGTTGTCAGGCTTTGGAACAAAAATATATGATTTTATATAATCAATTCCGTTTCGTAATCCAGCAACTTTTCTAAAAAGTTGATTATAATCAAGCTTCGGTGCTTGCTGATCCATGGTTCGATAATAATCTTTTATAGCAATATCAAAATTCATATGGTCTAAAAATACCATACCTCTTAACATAATATAACCTCCATATAAAACTAAAAGGCACTGTGCTAAAAAGTCACAGTGCCTCGTTCGAAATCTAAACATAAAGGGTAGGCAGATAGCCAACCTTTACGTTTATATTATACCCACAAACACTGAAAATGTCAATATAGCAAAGCTATTTTTTAAAGTTTTGTTAGCATTAAACAAATTGTTAAACGTCATTTTGTGCATAATGCTAAATCTGATTAAAATCGGAAATATCTATTGACTTCCGATTAAAATCAGATTATAATATATATAGGCTATTACGCAGGGCATAAAAAGCCCCTGTTATTATCAAATTACTGATATTTACTTATATCGACAATTACAGTATATATCATTTAAGGAAAAAAGTCAATAGCCAAACTATATTAAATTTGGAGGTGATAAAATGGCATTTGCTCAAAACGTAAAGCGCTTGAGGGAAGAAAAGGACTTAACACAGCAGGAGCTTGCAAATCTTATTGAGGTTGCACAGCCAACGGTAGCGCAATATGAAAAAGGAATGAAAGTACCGACAATTATAACAGGAGTATTGCTTGCTAAAAAACTGAATACTACATGCGAGCAGCTTGTTGAGTGATGTGATGATTAATTTAATAAGGAGGTGAGAAAAATGCAAATTAAAATTATTGTAACAGAAGAAACTTTTAATTCAGGTGATGTCTTGAGAGAAAAAGTCGATCCACCCGTCATAGAATTTTCGGACAAAGACGGATGGATCAGACGAGCTAAACTTGATGAGCTTGATAAGTTTAGCCAGTTTACAGGTGCTAATAAATCTTTTCTGATGGCATTGAAGCATATAGTGGACACTCTTTCTTCAATGGACAAGGATCATGAGTAGCGTCTGCATTATATTCGCAGTCTGCTCCTGCTTTTAAGTATTGGTTCCCAGCAATATGCGAATAATTAACATTAATTGAGTATTCACAATTTAATACTGGGCAAAAGCCTTTTACTGTTTCAGTCATTTTCATCCTCCTTTCGGCATAATTTATCATATTATAGCACAAAAGGAGAGAATATGCAACAAATTGATAAGGGGTGAGATAAATAAACAATGAAGTTTATAAAAGGAACGGTTGTTGTGGCGGCAAATGTCGTAACGTTGTTTGGCTTGTTTTTCGGAACAGATACATTTCGTTTGTATGTACTTTTGATGTTAATGTATCTGCTACTGGAATTGCATGAGAAGTAAAATGAGGAGGTGATAAAAGTGATTAGTAAAAAGCAGAAAATCTTACGCTTGGAAAACGAATTGAGGAGTAAGAACAAAGAAATTGCTGAATTGCGTTATCAATTAAATGAAAAAGAAAACCATGAACAAGGTGTTTGTAAAAGTGAGTTTTGCGAAGTTTGCAAACATTTTATAAAGGAGTTTGGCGGTTGCAGTAAGCATGAAAAAGCTCCTTGCAAAGACTTTGTATTTGCAAAAAATAATGACGTTAACGTGCAATCTGTGGTCAAAGTCGATGGAAAAACAATTTATAGAGCTATTAAGTAAGGCAGGTGAGAGAAATGCCAAAGGTATCGTTAAGACCAATAGACAGCTTTGAGGACCGCATAAAGCAAAACCTTGTCTTGTGCAAGGGTGGTAAGACAAATGAGGACCTTGCCAAAAGTATGGGCGTAAAGAGGAGTACTGTAGGAAATCGCTTGCGCAAACCGCTTGAAATGAGGCTTGACGAGGTTTTCCGACTTTGTGAAAAACAACATATTGATATTGCCGATTTTGTCGGCAAGGTACTTAAATTAGGATGACAGGAGCCTAACCCATGACCAACACAACAAAAATAATATTGTTAGCAATGCTTTGGGTTGGAGTGATGTATGGCTGTGCAAAAATCGGCGGAGGAGTTGGATTTACGGTATTGCTGTTAGTGACAGCAGTGATTGCGGCGTTGATTTATGCAGAGGATTGCAAAGAGCGAGCCATTAACTCAAGGCAACGTAAATTGCTAAATGAAAGATTTAAACAAGAGCTGCGAGAAGCAGAAAAGTATTAAGGAGGACACAGACCATGAAAATCGCATTACTGATAGCGGCAACGATTATGCTTGCACCAACGTTAACAGCGATAGTGCTGTGCCTGATAAGTAAAAACGATAAGGAGGATTAATAATGACAAAAAAATATAAACTAACCACAGACACTAAAATGTTGTTTGGACACAAGCTTTTTAGGATACAAGCCTTAATTGATTTTGGTAACGTCAAAGCCGGAGATCTGGGCGGATATGTGCAAAAAGAAGATAACCTTAGCCATAACGACAATGCATGGGTTTACGACAATGCATGGGTTTACGACAATGCAAAGGTTTACGGCAATGCATGGGTTTACGACAATGCAAAGGTTTACGGCAATGCAGAGGTTTGCGGCAATGCAGACTATCTATGTATTAAAGGCTTAGGCTCATATAACCGTAACACGACATTTTACAAAACCAAAGATAATGATATCGGTGTTGTGTGCGGATGTTTTGGAGGTACTTTAGACGAGTTTGTTGCAAAGGTAAAAGACACACATGGTGAGACCAAATACGCCAAAGAGTATCTTGCCGCAGTCGAGGTTGTAAAAATACATTTTGATAAGGAGGATCACAATGGATAACAAAATAAAAGAGCCTGCACAGTCTGCCAACTGTACAAGCTCAACAAAAGAAAAATCTATCTATGAATATGATAACACCGAACCAGTGATTTGTCAAGCTCTTAAATTTGCAAAGTTAGCAACAGAGTTAGGAGCTGATATTACATATCAAAGCGGAGTGTTTGTGATAGAGCCGAGAGTAGGTGACAACAATGCTTAGATTTAACTTCAAGAATGATAACGAGCGCAGACGTTTTTTGCAAGAATATGAACAATGGAGAATCTGGTTTACCGAACCAAGAACAAATGTTACATATTATCGCTGTAAACTCCCGAGTGGGCATTTTGTTGTTATGGAAAAACAGCCGGATAAAATTAAAAAGTGTTGTAATATAACATATCCTGCGAAACGTGAAAGGTATCACATGTATAAAGATAGCTATGATTTAAGTGATGTGAGAATAACTGAGATTATGGAAGTATTGCACGCTCTCAGAGGTACGTTTAATATTGAGATAGCGGAGGATCTAAACAAGGGGGACAACACCGATGTGTAAATGTAACGAGTGCGACCGCCAAATATATGACGGAGAGGATTGTTATCACTTTAACGGCGATATATATTGCTCAGATTGTATTGATGAGGTGCTAAACGATGAGTTTGATAACCTCGCTTTAAAAGAAAAAATGGATATTATGAGCGTCAACAGAACGCTTGCGGAGAGTTAAAGGAGCAAAAATATGAAGCTATATGAAATAGACCACGCAATAATGGAATGCGTGGATAACGAAACAGGAGAAATCGTTGATTTTGACAAATTAAATGCCCTCACAATGGCGAGGGAAAAGAAATTAGAGGGTGTTGGGATTGCAATTAAAAACCTGACCGCCGAAGCAAAAGCAATCAGGGAAGAAGAAAAAACCCTTGCAGAACGCCGCAAGGTCTTAGAACGTAAAGCCGAAAGTTACAAGGAATGGCTTGCAAATGTGCTTAACGGAGATAAATTTGAGACATCTAAGATTAAATGCAGCTTTAGAAAATCAAGCAGGATAAACGTCAACGAAGAAAGGTTTGGCGCTTGGGCAATATCTCACGACAGAGAGGAACTATTGATTTTTACAGTACCTAAGCCAAATAAGACGAAATTAAAAGAGGTCATCTTATCCGGAGAAGAAATACCGGGCGTAGCCATTGAAGAAACTAACAGTCTGTCGGTAAAGTAGGTGACACGAATGGAAGAATTAATAGCAATACAGACGGAATTAAAAGCGCCTAAATCACAAACAAATAATTTTGGTCACTACAATTATCGCAGTTGTGAGGATATCCTCGAGGCTGTAAAACCTCTCCTAAAAAAATATGACTGTGAATTAATACTGTCGGATGAGGTTGTTATGGTCGGAGCTCGAATTTATGTAAAGGCAACCGCAGAAATACATAGTAAGAGTGATAACCGCAAAGTAACAGCATACGCAAGAGAAGCGGAAGTTAAAAAGGGAATGGATGATAGCCAAATCACAGGAGCTGCCAGCAGTTATGCTCGTAAGTATGCCTTAAATGGATTGTTTTTGATTGATGATAACAAAGACAGCGACACAAACGAGTACAACAATCAGACAAATAGTGCGGCATCCAAAAATCAAGTTGAACCCTCTAATGAGGTACGTTGCCCGGAATGCGGCATTATTATCAAATCTCAAAAAGATAAACACGAAATAGTCAGATCGCCACAAGAAATCTTGAAAATGTGTGGCGGAGTATGTGTTGCTTGCTACAAAAAAAGAGAATTCAATGGATAGCATAATTACAGACGAAAAGAAATGCTATGTTTGCGGAGCAGTAACTAATCTGCATTGTCATCATATCTTTATGGGAGCAAACCGTAGGATAAGCGAGGACAACGGCTTTAAAGTCTATCTTTGCGGATATCACCATAACCAATCCAATGACGGAGTGCATGGCAATAACGGTCATGCACTGGATATGTGGCTTAAACAAGAGACTCAAAGACGTTATGAGCTTACACACAGCAGAGCGGACTTTATTGCCCTGATAGGCAGGAGCTTTTTATGATAGGACAATTTAAATTTACTGGCAAGCCTGAGTTACAATTTGGCTATGGTCATCCAAATAAACTGGTGCTAACACTTGACCCTCACTCAACGACAGCTTGCAAGCAAATAATTGACGAGCTTGATAGTGACAAAACATATATATGCGAGGTTAAAAATAACAGGCGTAAACGCACCTTAGACCAAAACGGATATTTTTGGGTGCTGTGTGACCGTATCGCCGAGAGATTGCACGAGAGCAAGGAGAGAGTATATCAAGGATATATACGGGATTACGGAGAGAGCACAGTGCTTTGTATGCTGACTGAGGCAGTAGATCGATACATTGAGATATGGGATAAAAAAGGCTTGGGCTGGTTTTGTGATACGTTGCCAAGCAAGACGCCTAAATACACAAACGTAGTAGCATATTATGGGAGCAGTGTGTATGACACAAAGCAAATGAGCAGACTGATAGACGCAGTTATAGAGGACTGCAAATCACTTAATATTAACTACCAAGTAGACGGATATAAATTAACGGAATGAGAGGTATTTTTATGGATAACAATAAGACTTTTGAGTTGGATATTAACACAAATACATTTGTAAAATTTAAGAATGATTTTAACGTCATGCTAAAAGAAATTTTAACGAAAATGCGAAAAAAAGAAGTAGAAGACGCTGATATCACGGTAAAAATGAGTATACGGCTGCCAGAATTTTATGTGGCTGAAATTGATAGAGATTGTATTATGCCTGTGTTTACACATAAAATTACATCAAAAATGCAGTTAAAATCAGAATGTCAAGGTACGCTTGCAGGAAAGTTTGAATTAAAACAAAACAAAGAAACAGGCGAATACTATCTTGAGGAGATAAAAGATAATCAGACTACAATGTTTGATAACAAGGAGAACGAAGATGATTAATAACGTAATTTTAATGGGTCGTATAACCCATGATTTAGAGATAAAACAAACGCAAAGCGGAGTAGCCGTAATGCAATTTTCCCTTGCCGTTGAAAGACGGTACAGGGGTGCAGACGGCGTGCATGAGACTGATTTCATCAACTGCGTTGCATGGCGTCAGCAGGCTGAATTCATCGGCAAGTATTTCCGCAAGGGCAGAATGATTGCTATTGAGGGAAACCTCAGAACAAGAACTTATGACGACAAGAACGGCACAAAGCATTATGTTACTGAAGTTTATGTTGACAATGTATCTTTCACCGGTGAGAAAGCAGACTCAAGTAATGATTACGGCAATAGTTATCAGCAAAACTCACGCAACAATTACAACAATACACCGTCAGATGATTTTGACATTATCAGTGATGACGGAGTACCGTTTTAACGTGAGGTGGGGTTGAGTGACTGAAAATGGATTTATAATCCTTTACAGAAAATTTACAACTTGGGAATGGTACAAAAATCCTATAGTCAAGCAGGTGTTCCTGCACCTGCTATTGACTGTAAATTTTAAAGATAGACCATTTGAGGGGCAAATAATAAAACGTGGATCAAGAATTGCAAGCTATGCGTCATTAGCATCCGAACTTGGTTTGTCAGTACAAAATGTGCGGACGGCTGTAAAACACCTAATATCAACAAGCGAAATAACAATCAAACCAACAAGCAAATATACCGTGTTTACGGTAACTAACTACAACATATACCAAGATGAGCAACAAGTAAACCAACAAACAACTAACAATCAACTAACAAACGACCAACAAACAACTAACAACATAAGAACAAAGATAAACAAAGATAACAAAGAAAACAAAGATATAGAGAGTGGAAAGCCACCTCGTCACAAATACGGCGAGTATAAACACGTCTTGCTGTCAGATGATCAGTACAGCAGCTTAATCAAAGATTTTGGCGAGGCTAAAGTCAAAGACTACATCAGACGAGTTGACGAGTACTGCGAGCAGTATGGTAAGGGCTATAAAAACTATGTGCTTACCGTCCGCAACTGGATAAGGAGAGACGGTGAAAAAAATGGAAATAACAGAAATTATGCAGAAAGCAAAGGAAATAGCTTTGCAGACATGTTCTCAGGGGATGACATTTGACCGTGTAAAATCCTACAACTCAACCAAAGGCACGTTAACAGGCTATGACTGTCCTAAGTGTCACAACAAAGGTAATTTTATGACGGTGGTTGACGGAGAGGAAATCATAAGAACTTGCGAGTGCATGGGAAAACGGAGGATGCTTAAAGTAATACATGACAGTGGCTTAGCAACAGTGCTTGGTCAATACACGTTTCAAAATTTTATTGCGAGCGAGGATTGGCAAAAAAGAGTTAAGCAAAAAGCATTGGACTACATCAGCGACAGCTCAGGCAAGTGGTTTTACATCGGCGGACAGGTCGGCGCAGGGAAAACCCATATTTGCACTGCTATCGTAGGCAGATTTATCAAAGCAGGGTACAATGCAAAATACATGATGTGGCGAGATGAGATAGTAAAACTCAAAGCCATGCGCAACAGTGAGGATTTTGATAATCTAATCGCAGAGTACAAACGTATAAAGGTTTTGTACATAGATGACATGTTTAAAACCGAGCAGGGCAAACAGCCGACACAGTCTGACATAGACATAGCCTTTGAGATAATCAATTACAGATACATGCACAAGGATTTGATAACGATTTTTTCGTGTGAGAAAAAAGTCGGAGAACTGCTTGACATTGACGAGGCGGTCGGCAGCCGTATCTATGAGAGGACACGAGAGTACAATATCCCGATCGGCAGGGACAGGTCACGGAATTATAGATTGAGGAGCATAAACAATGATTAGTTTTAAAATACCTTTCCGGCTGCCGTCACTGAATGAGTACATAGACAAATGCAGAGGAAATCGTTACGGAGGGGCAAATTTTAAAAAATCAATAGAAAGCAATATAATGCTTATCCTTAACACAAGACATTTTTTGATAGCCTCTCCTGTGCACATCACGTTTGTTTGGCACGAGCCAAATAAACGGCGTGACAAGGACAATGTTGCATTTGCAAAAAAGTTTATCCTTGACGCTTTGCAAAAGTCGGAACGGCTTAAAAACGATAATAACAAATACGTTAAAGGCTTTACAGATAAGTTTGTATATGACGGTACAGAGGGCGTAGAGGTGTTAATTGACACGGATATCAAAGTGTTGACATCAACAAAATGATAAGGAGGATAACAAATGGAATACGAAAACTTTTTGAAACAAAAAGCACTTGTGGTTGAAAGTGTAGGGATTGAGGTTAATGCTGAGGAGCTAAACCCTAACTTATTTGATTTTCAAAAAGATATAGTTAGATGGGCATTAGCTAAAGGCAAATCGGCTATATTTGCAGACTGTGGTTTAGGGAAAACCTTAATGCAGCTTGAATGGGCAGAGCAAGTTCGGAAAAGAACCAATTCTAAAGTACTTATTGTAGCTCCGTTAGCAGTGGCAACGCAAACTAAGAGAGAGGGCAAAAAATTCGGAATTAGTGTTAATATATGCTCATTTCAAGAAGATGTAATAGCAGATATGATAAACATTACAAATTACGAAAAGTTAGATAAATTTGTCGGTAATGAATTTGGAGCGATTGTTCTTGATGAATCAAGCATTTTAAAATCTTATTCGGGCAAGGTTAGAAATCAGATTATAAATTATTTTAACAAAGTACCTTACAAACTTGCATGTACAGCTACTCCTGCCCCTAACGACTATATGGAATTAGGAAACCATTCAGAATTTTTGGGGGTTATGACACGAGCTGAAATGCTTGCAATGTTCTTTGTTCATGATGGTGGGCAAACGTCAAAGTGGCGATTAAAAGGTCATGCACAAAGTTTATTCTGGAGATGGCTTGCAAGTTGGAGCGTAGTTGTTGACGATCCTAAAAAATTGGGATATACAAGCGTTAACTATGAACTGCCAGAACTTGATATTCAACAAATCGTTGTTGATGATTTAGGAGGATAAACATGAAGAATAATTTTGAATGTAAATTTTATGAAGAAAAAATAATCGACAATGAAAAGTTGTGGAAGTGCCAAAACGTACAATATTGTATGCCAGCTTGCAAGCAAAAGGACGGCTTTTGCGGATATTATGAGGACTGCGAATACTGTAAAAATCAAGACACTGAAAAATGTGCTAATTGCTATTTAGGTAAAGTTGAATGTTAGCACCATTTTGTTGACATCAACAAAATGGACAGGAGTGAGAGATAAAATGACCTTTATAGACTTATTTGCAGGGATTGGAGAGAGAAAAAATAGACGATGATAGAATTAAATAAAATATACAACATAGATTGTCAAGATGGTTTAAAACAGATTGAGGAATCCTCAATAGACATTGTGATGACACCCATCCCGTATAACATAAGCCAACACAGAAAAATTGATCGTTCTCGAATTGACAGTCAACATTTAAATAGAAATGGAAAAAGAAAAGTATTAGATTTTCATTTCGGGGAATGGGACTTTTTTGAAAACAACGCAGAATACTTTTCTTTCTTGCATGATGTATTTTCTGAAGTGTATAAAAAAATGAAGTCATCAGCCAGCTTGTATATGTGGTGTCCAAGAAGCGAAGTGTCTTTTATTGAATATATTTTAAAAGCGATAGGCTATCATACGAGATCTACCTTAGTTTGGTGCAAAACAAATCCATGTCCTCAAATATTTAAAGTTGGATATATGTCAAGTACAGAATTTTGTATTTTTGCAACAAAAGAAAAGGGTGCGAAGCATTATTGGAATATAGAAAAAGGGCAGAAAAAGAGCTACTGGATTGCACCAATATGTCAAGGCAATGAGCGTACAGAGCATCCAACACAAAAACGTTTGGATATAGCTATAGATATGGCAACTCAGTCCGCTAAAAAAGGAGATATCCTGCTTGACATGTTTGCGGGAAGCGGAACATTCCTTGAGGCGGCATATAAAACAGGACTAAAATTTATAGGATTTGAAAAAGACCAAAAGTGGTTTAATCTTGCACAAGAACGGCTTAATCGTGTTATGGTTCAAATTACTTTTGATGATTTAGATTAAGGAGGACTAACAATGAAATACAATACAAAAGAAATAATAACAATACTTAGATGCTGTGGTAATCAAGCAGATCCATGTCCGTGTTCTCACTGCTTATTAAAAGATAATACACAAGGAAACGAGTGTAAGGAAATGTACAATGTTGCGGCAGACGAAATCGAAAGGCTGTATAAGGAAATTGAGGAGGACTAAAAATGACGTGTAAAGATTGTTATCATTTTGATGTGTGTGCTTATTATCAGCAACAGAAAGGCAATACACTGGGAGTAGATATAGCTGCTACAAAGTGTCCAATGTATAAGGATAAATCCCGTATTGTAGAGCTGCCATGCAAAGTGGGAGATACGGTGTATGTGCTTGATGAATATAGAATTGCCAAATCAACAATAAATACAATTGAAGTTGGCGGAGAAAATAAACTATACTACGAAGCGTTATGTTACGCATCAAACGCAGATGAACCCGAAGAACTTATTGATGCTTTTGATTTGGAGGATGAGGATTTCGGCAAAACCGTATTTTTGGCAAAGGAAGCAGCCGAACAGGCGTTAAAGGAGAGTGAAAATAATGGCTAAAAAATATATTGATGCAGAATTATTAAAAGACAACCTAAGAGCGGCATGTTTGCCAGTAGACGACAAAGGAATATCGGGGATGTTAGGTGATGACAAGTCAATAGCGGATTACATTGATGATGAGCCGCCTGTTGATGTTGCAAAGGTTAAACACGGAGCATGGAAACAAGAAAATGAAATCTTTAAATGCTCGGAATGTGAATATGCATTTGAAAATGAAGGATATATACACTTTTTTAACTACTGCCCTAATTGTGGCGCAAGAATGGATGGTGAGGAAAAATGACAGAAACTATAACTATATGCAACCGTTGTGGTGTGGAAATTGAAACATTTAAATTTTTCTCCTTGAAATACAATTGCAAAAGAAAAAAATTTAACTTGCAGTCGAATGACCGCGAAATAGGAAACATAGAACTTTGCAAGAATTGTAAAGAATCATTTTTTGAATGGTTAAACCGTGAGGAGGATTGAAAATGCGTGAGATTTTATTTAGAGGAAAACGAGCAGACAACGAAATGTGGATTTATGGGGACTTGTTACAGTCAACTGACATTGTCAACTGTGCAGAAATTTCCGAACATACAGGGATGGGTGTCAGATACGACATTATCCCTGAAACAGTCGGACAATACACAGGCTTGACCGATAAAAACGGTGATAAGATTTTTGAGGGGGATATAGTTAAGCATTACAATCATAAAGTTTCTTCACCAGAGTGCGACATAGGTGTCATCTTTTGGGAAGAAAATGACGCTTGTTTTAAAAGAACAAGTGTAAGCGATGAAAAAAACATATTTCATCAGCGCAGATCCTTTGTACCCTTATGAGATTATCGGCAATATCCATGACAACCCTGATTTGATTGGAGGTAATGAATGACCCCTAATGAATACCGTAAAAAACACAAACGCTGTATAACTTGCAAATATTCTGATTATGACAATGGCTTAAGCATTTGTTTAGCCAAAGGCAAAGTTGCCGCAAGTGATCTACGAATTAATTTATTAAAAGGTAGGCTTTGCAAAGTATATAATCCAATTTTGCTAAAGGAGGGAAAACATGAAAAAGCAAAGAGCTAAAAACAGCATCATATTAAATCTAATAAATGATATCTTCCTCCGACGGCGTATCAAGCATCCATGACAGGGCATAATGTAATCGGAGGCGATATGCATGGATATAATCTTACTAAACGGTAAAACAATTACGATAACAAGCAAAGAAGAGCTTTACAAACACTTTGACAACTGCCGATATCCTGCCTCCGATGCCGTTAATGCAAGGAGCGAGGGAATAATCAGCAGAGAGGAATACTACGAAACATTGAGAAGCATTTTTAAGAGAGGGGATAGGAATGACGATTGATGAGCTTAAAAGATATCGTGACATTTGTGCAGAGATAACAGACGTAAAGAAAGAGCTTGCCGGGCATTATGCAGGAGATACGGTACAATCCGGCAGCAAGCACCCATACAGTGTACATAACGTGAGGATAGAGGGGTACAAATCTGATAGCGGCACAATTTCATTGCTTTCACGATTAAGCGTTTTGGAGCGTTCTCGTGCGGATATTGAGGAGTTTATACATAACGTTGATGATTATGACGTGAAACTGATTATGCAGTATAGATTTGTTCGTGGCAAACGTCCGATGTCATGGCAGGCTATAGCGATGAAGCTAAATTATTTGTCAGAGCATACTCCAAAAAGAAAATTACAAAAATATTTTCAAAATGGCGGAAATGGCGGATTTTAAGTGTTAAAATTTAAACTGGAGATAGTATAAAAGCTATTCCGATGTTGTTTTTATTTTGTTGTCTCCTCTTATTTGTTCAACTTTACTCAACGGAGCGAAAGCTCCGTATGTCAGTATAGCATAAGCAGTGCGGCTCTGTCCGGGTGCGTATGGGTGCAAATCCCATTGCTGACAACATAGCTGTTTACCAGCAGTATAAAAGATAAGTCGCATGATTTCCACCTTTGAGTGCGATTTAAAAGGTGCAGGTTTGAGGTTATCCTTGTTCATAAGAAAACCTCAATATGTCTCGTTAGCTTAATGGGTAAAAGCGTTGTCCGGACACTACAACAAGTTTGGGTATTGCAGGTTCGACTCCTGCACGAGACACCACCAAAGAGGACTCACAATCCTCCTCAATAATATTTTTGGCATTCAGCAGTCGTAAGGCTGCTGTTTTGCTTACTCACAAAATTTTACTTGTGATTTTGTGCAATACTACAAAAATTGTCTTTGTATGTTGATTTTTAGGCGACAATATCGGAAAGGACGGTGAACCGTATTGAAAGAAAATCTAAATCCAAGACAAAAGAAATTTGCTGAATATTATGCACAATGCGGTAACACTGTTCAAAGTGCGATAAAGGCAGGATATTCCGAGAATTATGCAAATACAAATGCTTGCAAATTGTTAGAAAATGATAGAGTTGCAGAATATATAAAACAACTCACCGTACAGCAAAAACGGACTCGTATTTTAACTGCTATAGAGCGGCAGGAGATAATATCTAATATTGCAAAAGATGATAAAAATTCTCCTGCCGACAGAATAAAAGCAGTTGATACGCTTAATAAAATGACAGGGGAGTATACAACAAAGATTCAAGCTAATGCTGTAGTTAACAACCCTTTTGCTGAACTCTCCACAGAAGAATTGAAGAAGCTGATAAGCAGTGAATAAAAACCTTGTAAAACTTGGTGCTAAGATAGAACTTGCTAAACGTGAGTTCTTTTTTTATTGCCAACTTAAAGCTCCTGACTTCTATAAAACCGACAGAGTTTTTCTTGTGCAGCTATGTAATGAGTTTCAAGATTTTCTTACATCGGATGAAAAAATAATGATTGTCAATCTTCCGCCTCGTCATGGTAAATCTCGCACAGCAGGGTGTTTTGTCGAGTGGGTACTCGGCAGAGATAAAAACCAAAAGATTATGACAGGGTCGTATAATGAAACTCTTTCAACTATGTTTTCTAAGAATGTAAGAAATACAATATCTGCTGAAAAGGCGGATGTGAACATCCCTGTCTACTCTGATGTTTTTCCCGATACTAAAATAAAGCGTGGAGATGGAGCGATGAACTTGTGGAGCTTAGAGGGTGGATATAATAATTATCTTGCTACTTCTCCGACTGGTACAGCAACAGGCTTTGGCTGTTCTTTAATGATTATTGACGACCTCATAAAAAATGCGGAGGAAGCCAATAACGAAAATATAAAAGAAAAGCATTGGGAGTGGTTTACAAATACCATGCTGTCACGTCTTGAAGAGGGCGGAAAGATCATTATAATCATGACACGCTGGGCTTCAGATGATCTTGCAGGCAAAGCCTTAGAGCATTATACACAGCAGGGTACTAAAATTAGGCATATTACAATGAAAGCGTTGATTGATAAAGATAAACATAAAATGCTGTGTCCCGAAATATTGTCATATTCGTCTTATCAGACAAAGGTAAAAGCAATGGGCGTGGATGTCGCAAGTGCTAACTATCAGCAGGAGCCGATAGACTTAAAAGGTAAATTGTATAACAGCTTTAAGACATATACTCAGCTGCCGAAAGATAATAACGGCAATCTCTTATTTGAGGGTATCTACAGTTACTCCGATACCGCTGATGAGGGCGACGACTATCTTTGCAGTATTATATGGGGTGTGTATATGCGAGAAGCATATATACTTGATGTTTATTATACAAAAGACAATATGGAAATAACAGAATCCGAAACAGCAAAGCGGCATAAAGAATTTTCAGTAAATAATGCGATTATTGAATCCAATAACGGCGGTTCAGGCTTTGCAAGAAATGTCAGACGAATTTCAAATGATGAGCTTGAAAACTATGTAACAAATTTCAGATGGTTTCACCAGTCAAAAAATAAGAAAGCAAGAATTGTTTCCAATTCATCGTGGGTACAAAATCACATTTATTTCCCTGTTAATTGGAGAGATAAATTTCCCGAATTTTATATGGCTATGACCAAATATCAGCGAGAGGGTAAAAATAATCATGATGATGCGCCGGACGCTACAACAGGAGTTGCGGAAACAATGTATAAGTTAGGAGGATAAAATGAGGATCGGAGAAAGGATAAAGGTGAAAATGCAGAATTGGTTAAATATTATATCGCCTATGAACCAAACTATAACGTTGCAGGAAATGCTACCGAGAGAAATCGAAGTGTTGCGTTCTCAGCTTTGGTATAGAGGTGATTCTTTTGAACTTAGACAGTTCTTTCACCAGCTTAATTCTAACAGTGGAAGTTTTTGGGGGTGTGCTCCAAACAATAGCGAGGTAAGAAAAATTCACAGTGGACTTCCTGCCATAATAGCCGATACTCTCGCATATATTGTGTATTCCGATATGGATGATATCAATTTCGGGGATAGCAAAGCAGGGCAGGAGGCGTGGACAGAGATTGAAGAAGATAAGTTTATCACCCTATTGGGCAAAGCTATTGTTGATACTCTTGTTGACGGTGACGGCGCATTTAAAATCTCAGTTGATACTGATATCTCCCCCTATCCAATAATTGAGTTTGTGGGAGCAGATAAAGTCGAATATAACTATTCAAGGGGAGTTTTGCAGGAAGTAATTTTTAAGACTATGTACAAACTGAAATCGTCTGTATACTACTTAGAGGAACATTACGGTAAAGGGTATATAGAAAGTCATTTATTTAACCATAGTGAAAGAGAAGTGCCACTTGATACTGTACCAGAACTTGCAGGAATTGATCCACTGATAGAGTTTGACGGCCATTACATAATGGCAGTGCCTTTAAAATTTTATGCATCGAAGAAATATCCAAACAGGGGAAAGTCTATTTTTGATGGTGGTAAGTCAGATTGCTTTGACGCATTGGATGAGGTTATATCACAGTGGCTTGACGCTATTCGTGCCGGACGTGTGGAAAAGTATATGCCGCAAGATATGATACCAAGAAACCCTGATGACGGAAGTTTAAAGAGAGTTAATAGCTTTGGAACGCATTTCATTAGGATAAATGCAGCTTTAGGTGACGATACATCATCTTCTAAAATTGAAGTTGTACAGCCTGACATTAAATATGATGCGTTTGTCAGCTCATACACCAATTGTTTGCTTATGTGTTTGCAAGGGCTTGTGTCTCCTGCTACTCTCGGTATAGATGTGGGCAAAATGCAGTCGGCAGATGCTCAGCGCGAGAAAAAAGACGTAACCGGCAACACCCGAAATACAATAACAACAGCCCTCGAAAAAGCAATACCTCAGCTTGTATCTGCTGTGCTTATGACTTATGATAATATGCAAAGCAGAGCACCGGGCAAATACGATATATCTGTATCATTTGGTGAGTATGGTGCACCTGACTTTGACAGCCGAGTGGAAACCATAGGCAAGGCAAGTACATACGGCATTATGTCAGTAAAAACACAAGTCGAAGAACTTTGGGGGAGCTCTAAAGAAGATGAATGGAAAGAAGCCGAGGTAAACCGCATAATGCAGGAGAAAGGCTTAACAGACGGCTCGCCTTTGTCGGTAGGTGAGGAACTTGCTTAGTTATAAGGACATTGCTAAAATCTTTGAAGAAATAGAACTCAGGCTTATTGCTTCTCTCAAGCGTAATCTTTTAAGGCATAAGGCAGAAGAAAAGAAATACGGGAAGAACTGGTCTGCATGGCAAGCCGAGAAGCTAAGAAACATTGAACGCTTTCGACGCGAGAATCTTGACATCATGAATGAGTATGTTGATATTATTGATGATGAAACAAGAGAGCTTATGGAGGAGCAGTTCCGAGAGGGCGAGGAAGAAGTAGAACAAGCCGTTTCGGAATTTTTTGATGAGGAGATAACTCCTATTCCGACTAAGCATTTTTTTGGTGTAAACAACGAGAAAATGCAAAAGTTAATTACTGATGTCACAGCTTTAGAAAAGACTGCTGAAACTGCCGTACTAAGAATGACAGATGATATTTACCGTCAGACGGTTAATCGTGTACAACTTGCAATGGCGGCGGGAGAAATGACGTTGCCGGTTGCTATAGATATGGCAACAAAAGACTTTTTAAACGCAGGAATTAACTGCATTGTGTATAAAGACGGCAAGCGAGTAAACATTGCTGACTATGTGCGCATGGCTTTGCAGACATGCGCAACAAGAGCAACCCTGCAAGGCAAGGTTAAACGTTTTGCGGAGCTTGGCTATGATACAGTGCTTGTCAGCGCCTACGGAGGTTGCTCAGAAACATGTGAGCCATATCAAGGCAGAGTGTTTATTGATGATGTGTTTACCGTGTGGAGCGGCGAACGTAATGGAGATATGGGAAAGTCAATTTATTGTGGCAAGTGGTTTCCATTGCTTTCATTTGCAATTCGTGGTGGTCTGTTTCATCCAAATTGTCGCCATACTCTATCGCAGTACATAGATGGCTTTACAAAGATTCCTGAGCCTATACCTGCCGATAGAATAAAACAACAGCGAGAGCTTGAACAAAAGCAAAGAATGCTTGAAAGGAAAATCCGCAAGCTCAAACGCTTTGCGGAAGGCACGCAGAATCCTGAAATAGCAAAAGCATATCGAAAGAAACTTAGGGAAACTCAACATGAACTGAAAGCCTTTGTTGACGAGCATAAGGATTTACTCAGAAGAGATTCTAACAGAGAAAAGTATTATGGGGAAGAAAAATACGCTGCAAATGCGGCTGTAAGAAACACAGGTGCACGACCGATATACAATCCAAAGGCAAGTTTTAAAGTAAAATTTGAGGATTATCCTGACAAAACCAATGAATCTATATCAAAAGCGTGTAAGCAAGTTGCTTATATGGGAGCACAAGACCATAAAGAGCATATGTATCTTGTGGACATCAATAACAATGAAATTTGCTACTTTGAAGATGGCGATGAATCAGGGGTAGGAGGTGCAGATTTTTGGAAATTCATTTCCGAAAACAAATCAAGAAACTTATCTTTTATTCATAACCATATATCTGATGGCTATTTTTCTGAAAGTGATATGCGCACATTACTTTCGACCGAAAATATAAAATCTTTTATAGCTGTGCGTTTGGATGGTATTATTTACGGAACACAGAAAAAAGAGAATGTGAAACTGGACAACTTTTATTTTGATAATTTATATCCAAAAGAAATGAAAGTATTGACGGAACAAGTTAGAAGTGGTAAAATATCAGTAGGAGAAAGAGTAAAAAAACGAGAAACAATCATAGTTGACAATTTATTAAAAGATTACACGAAAGGGTTGATCGAGTTTGATACAAGATAATAATATTTTCACTTCCGGAATGAAAGAAGCACCATTTTATTTTGAGGGAATTACTCTTGAACAATACGAAAAGGAAAATGAATATTTAGGTTACCACATGGAAGATTTACAGAATGGTACATATGTGCCTTTGTATAAGCAAAAGGATCAGTAAGTCACTTTCGCAAGCTGATTTACACAAAATTAATATCGGAACTAAGCACTTTGCTTCGGCAGGGTGCTTTTTTCATACAAAAAAATAAGAAAGGAATTGATTTTTTATGAAGAAATTGAAAGCAATTTTATTAGGAGGCATGGCATCTATCTTATTGGTGTCATTAGCAGGGTGTACAGAAGCGAATAGAGTATCGTACAACTTATCGGAAGAGGCAGACAACTTTAATATAACTTGCAAACTCACGGTTATAAATTCTCGAAGTGACAACATTATTTTTGAGTTAGAGGGGGCTTTTTCAATTCAGGTTGATCAGGCGGACAATCAGCTTGAAGTTACTTGCGAAACAGGACAAGGTGAGTATAAAAAACATTTTATAAATCTCAATGAATGGACTACATATTTTGTTGAAGATTTGAGTGGCGCAAATGTTGATAAATATCATTATGTTGTAAATTATTTACCTGAGGGTAATGTTGTGCCGATTGATGTTAAAAGAAACGACTAATTTTTAGGGAGTGACAAAATCATGAACACACCAATAGCTATAACCGCAATAATCTGCGGTACAATTGTGTTGCTTGCTATAATCGGTAACATAAACAAGCATAGATAATAAAGCACTTTGAGAAATCAAGGTGCTTTTATTATATATATTTTTTTAAGAAAGAGAGGTAAAAAGCATGGACGAATATAAGAAATCCCCTGAGGAAGAAAAGGACAAGGAAACTCCTGAAAATCCTGAACAGGAAAAGCCTGAGGGCGAAAAAGAAGAACAGAAGCCTGAGGAAAAGCCTAAGGACGAAAAGCCGGAGGAAAAAGCTCCTGATGACAAACAGGCGGATGAAAACGGCGAGGGCGCAGATAAGCCGGAAGAAAAGGCGGATAATCCCGAAGAGAAAACGGATGAAGCTGCTGCTGATCCAAAAGACGAAGAAATCCTTAAGCTTAAAACTCAGATTGCCGCTATGCAAATGGGGTTTAACCCTGAATGTATGGAGGACGCTGTTGTGCTTGCAGAAAGCTATGTTAAAAGCGGTGCACAAAAGGATATCAACACAGCCCTTTCAGCAGTCATGAAAAAATATCCTGACTGGAAAGCAGAAGGCGGAAAGTCTGACGGAAAAAAGCAAGGCGGTTTTCGTGTCGGTGCAGGAGGCACAGACAAACAGGAGAGTGCTGATAACGATAAGTTGTCAAAGGCATTTGGTATTAAAAAGAAGAAATAAGAAAGGAAAGGTGTAAACTATGCCAAACACAATTAACTATGCTGAACTGTTCAGCCCACATTTGATTGAGCTTTACGGACAGGAATCAACCTGTGATGCTCTCTATCACTCAAATTCCGGTATTAACATTATCGGAGCAAAAACACTTCATATCCCTACACTCAGTGTATCGGGATATAAGGATCACAACAGAAGCACACTTGGATTTAATGCAGGTACATACTCGAATGACTATGAGGATAAAACACTTGACCATGACAGAGATATCGAATTTGCCGTTGACCCAATGGACGTCGATGAAACAGACTCAATTCTTTCTCTTGCAAATATTCACAATCGTTTTGAGCGTACACAGGCTATTCCGGAGCGTGATTGCTATACATTCTCTAAGATTTATTCGGAGGCTGTAAGAGTGGGTGCAAAGGTTAAGAGCGATGAGCTTACAACAAAAAATGTCCTTGCAGATTTTGATGCTAACCTTGAAATCCTCGAAGATAAGGGAGTGCCGCTTGACAGATTGATTCTTTTCTGTACACCGCAGTTCAGAACTCTTTTGAAAAATGCAGAGGGTATTCAGAGGACTCTTGATATTAAAAGCGGCGGCGGAATCGACAGACGTGTCCATTCTATGGACGATATCGGCAACATTACAACCGTTCCGTCAGCACGTTTTAAGACTGCATATAACTTTACTGACGGTTGCAAGCCAGCCACAACAGCAAAGCAGATTCATTACATCCTTATTGATCCCGAATGTCAGGTATCAAGAGATAAATATTCATATATTCATTTCTTTAATCCCGGCACTGACTCAAGAACTGCTGACAACTATCTGTATCAGAACCGAAAATACAACGGCACATTTGCCATTGACGAGCTGATGAAGGACGGATGTATTATTCACGTGGAAGCTGATAAGACACCAAGTCAGGAGGTATCAAAATGATAGCAGTTAAAAACAACAAAGAATACACAGTAGACGAAAATAACAAGAACGTTTATCTTGCTAAGGGATATGATATTGTTGACGAAAAAGGAAATATCATTGAGCACTCCCCTCAGTCTACAGTTAAATATTCTGAATATGCTGCTGTTGTCGAGGAAAACAAAAAACTCAAAACAGAAATAAAGAAACTGAAAAAAGGTGAGGCTTAATGTACCTCACCTATAATCAGTTTTATGAGCAATACCCTGACACACAAATCCAAGAGGACAGATTTCAAAGCCTTGTACAAAGAGCGGAAACGGACATAAACGGATTGACGTTTAATCGTATTACCGCAAAGGGCTTTGACAGCCTGTCAGACTTTCAGAAATCAATTATAAGGCGTGCTGTGGCAATGCAGGTCAACTTTATCCATGATAATTCAGAGCTGTTAGACAGCCCTCTGAGCAGTTACAGCATATCGGGAGTGTCGATGTCCTTTGATAAGTCTAAGATAACGGAGGTTGACGGTGTGCTAACATCAAAGAGCATATACGGCGTACTGTTACAGTCAGGGCTTTGCTATAGGGGGCTATAAATATGAAATATCCTCAGGTTGTGCCTGATAGGGTTTGCAACACACCTTGTACTGTGTTTAGGACGGACGGATTAAACCGTGACGGCTCTAAAAAACGTGTTGCAATATTTCAGGGCAAATGTTTTCACAGCGAGAAAGCTGTACAAAAACTAAATGCGGAAAAACAGCTTATAACTCTCAGTGGAGCGGCATTATTTAACGGTGACATCGCTCCTGATACTCCTGTTATTGACGGATTTGTGAAGATCGGAAATATTGAATACAAGATATATTCGAGCGAAAAGGCTAAAAATCTTGATGGAACAGTCAATTTTACAAGACTTGAATTAATTTGACAAATTACTATACTCGTGATATAATATCCATGGGTACTGTACATAAAACGGTAGGCGGTTTCTCCCAAAAGGGAGGTGATAACAATGGTTTCATTTTCTGAATTGCTTCAATTCGCGTCAGTGTTAGTCAGCGTTATCTCTCTATGCTATCTTATATTTCATAAGAAAAAGTAGAGTTTCTTACATAAAAATAAGAAACACCGCCCAATCGACCAAAATTGACGGTGTTTCTTTAGCACTATAATTTATGGGAGAAACCGCTTATCGCAGTACCCTTTTCTATTTATATTATATCACAGATAAATAATTTGTCAAGCGCTTTGAGTTTTCAAGGCGTATTTTTTATGTCATGAAAGGCGAGTGATGATAAATATGGGTGTGGAAATTAAATTTGACAAGCAAGCTATAGCAATGCTTGAGAATGCTGTTAAGGAATCTGCCATGACCGCAATGGAGCAGGTCGAGAGCGACCTCATTAGTTCAGCAACAATGCCATTTGACACAGGCGATATGCAAAATAATCAGACTTTTGTGGCTAAGACAGATGACGGAGCAACCATTGTTACAGGCTCACCGCAGGCACGCCGCTTGTATTATCACCCTGAGTATAATTTTTATCACGGTCATAACAAAAATGCCGGTGCAGCTTGGCTCGAACCATACATATCAGGCGATAAAAAAGACTTTGCGGAAAAAACCTTTGCACATGACTATAAAAGGAGGACAGGGGTATGACACTGCTTAACGTTGCGGATACGCTTGCTAATATCCTCGGATTTGAGAGCATATCCGCAGGAAATCTTGACAGCAACCTTGACCGTGCGGTTGGTGTATACAACCCAAAGCAAAGCGGTAATCACAAAATCTGTATAGGCGGAAAAGCCTGTACTAAAACATTAGAAAAACGTATTTCAATACTTATTCACTGGACTGACAACCCGACAGTTTGCGAACAGGAGGCGGAATTGATAATGGAAACGCTTACCGACGTGAGGAATTATAAAACAGATAATTATACAGTCCATTTTATCAGCTGCAATAATCCTGTTGACGTGGGCAGAGATGACAGAGGAACGTGCGAATATGTAATTGAAGCAAATTTATATTACGAAAGGAATGATTAATTATGGCAGGACAAGGAGTATATCCATGTTACGAAAACCAATTTAAGATTGACTGCTCAGGTGGAAGCGGAAGCGCCATGAACCTTGCAGTTATTGCTGATATGGAGAGCTTTTCTGTGTCAATTGACGGTAACGTAGAAGAATGGAAGCCTTACGATCAGGAAGGTTGGACAAGAAGGCTCGTTACAGGTAAGTCAATTACAATATCCATATCAGGCAAAAAAAACGTAGGTGACAGAGGCAACAACTATATTGACTCTCTTGCACTTAAAAAAGGCAAAGAAGCAAGTACGACCCTTGTATGGACATTTCCGACTGGTGCAACACTTACAATTAAAGGCGTTGTAAGCGTTACTGAGTGGGGGTCAGGCGATAGTACAGCAGTTGCACCGCTTGCATTTGACTTTATGTCAGACGGAAAGCCAGTGTTCGAAGAAGCTGCTTCTGTTGCAGAATAACAATATTAAAACCAAATCAGCGTTCTGAGTAATCGGAGCGCTGATATTTTTATAATCGAAAGGAAGTTATTATTATGGCAAAAATGTACACACTCGACAGCAAATTACTCACGGGAACACCTGAGATAAGAATCGGAGAAAAGATTTATCCGATTGACGACAGAAAGAAAACAGTAAAAAAGATTATTAAAATGTGTGACGAGAATGCAAACAAAAATGATATTGATGTTATTGATGATGTGTTCAAACTTGCGTTCTCGGCAAAAGATTACAAAGAAATCGAAGGACTTGACATGTCATTTAACGCTTACAAAGAACTGTTTGAACTCGTGCTTGCAGCCGTAACAGGTGAGGAACCTGAAAAAATGGCTGACCGATTTCAGAAAGAAAAACAGTAAATTTGAAGAAACATGGTATGACCTTGAATATGACCGTGAGCTGATAATACAAAGCATTTCCAAACAGTATCATATTTTGCCCAGTGAACAGGAAGAACTGCATTACAGTGATTGGATTTCCCTTGTTGCCGGGCTTATGCATGACACTCCGCTTGGACAGGTCGTTAGAATCAGAAGCGAAAAGGACAAAAATATGTTAAAGTCTTTTGGTGCTTATGAAAATAAACTGCGGTCGGAATGGTTTGAGTTCCGGTCAAGGCATACGGCACAGACTGCTACAGAGCAGGATAAACTTGATGTTGCAAACTACTTTTATAATATGTTTGCAAATATGTTCGGAGGTGGGAAAAAGTGACAAATGTCGGTACTATATCCCTTGATTTAATTATAAAAGGGCAGATAGATGAACAGCTTGATAAGGTCAAATCTCACATTCACGAAGCTGTGTCTAAGCCAATGGAAAAAGCGGGAGAAACCGTTAAAAAATCAATGGATAAGACTTTCGAGGGTGCTTCCGAGACAGTTAATGAATTTAAAAAACAAACCCATGCTGAGCTGGAAGAATGGGCAAAAAAAGCTTGTAGCCATTTGGTATCACAAGCTGAAATTGCAGCACAAGAAGCAGAAAAAGAAATCAATAAAATAGGTAAATCTAAAGTTAAAGTACAATATGAAAAGTTTGATGTAAAAACAGTTATGTCCGAAGTGGACAGTATTTCGAATAATATTGCTGAAAAAACATCTAATGGTATTAAACAAGCTAAAGAAAGCATAACTGAACAGATTTCCGAAACCGTGGAAAAAGCGAAAGAGAAGCTATCTAACTTTGAAATATCTGCAGACCCTGTGAAACGTCTTAAACAGGAACTTGAAAACACACAGGAAAAAGCGGATTTACTTCAAAAGAAATGGCAGGAGCTAACTGAACAGCTTGATAAAACTAATGATGATAATGTCATTTCTCAAATAAATGCTATTGAAAAACAATTGATTTCACTTGAAAAATCTTCTGAAAAAATTCGGCAGAAAATAAGTGACGCAGCTTCAACTGGTTCAAATAATTTAAAAGATTCAGCACAAAAAGCCACAGACGGAATTAAGAAAACACTTGGCGGTACATTTAAATCTTTGAAATCAGTAGCAGGGAGAGCACTGGATGGAATAAAGGGCAAGTTTTCTAAATTGCATGGTTCTATCGGAAGTCTTGAAAAGCCTGTCAATAAATTAGGACGGTCAATAAAAAATGCTTTTAGGCGAGTGTTTGTAATGGCTGGTATACTTGCTTTACTTAAGGCTTTCCGTTCTGCTATTACTAATGCTTGTAATGGCAACGATGAATTCGCAAAGTCGCTGAATGCAATTAAAGCTAACCTCAACATTGCATTTGAGCCAATAAAGAACACTGTAATGCCATACATTAACGCACTTATGCAGGGATTAGCAAAGGTCACACAGACTGTAGCGGCGTTTATAAACTCATTGTTTGGCACTACTTATAAAAAGTCGCTAAATACGCTGAAAAAAGCGCAGAAAGCAAACAAGGATGCCGCAAAAGAAGCGAAAACATATCTTGCGAGCTTTGACGAGATGAACGTTGCACAAGATACAAGCAGTTCAGATAGTGGCTCATCAGACAATGATAGCGGCGTTGATTATTCTGCAATAAACGGTGATAATGTCAAGCTTCCTGACTGGGCGGAGCGTATGAAAGATGCTATTCGTTCCGGCGATTGGAAAGGTGTAGGTTCTTTGCTCGCCGAGAAGATCAATAACGCAGTTGACGGCATCAACTGGGAGGCAGTTAAGAGTAAAGTTAATAGCTTTATGAGTGGACTTGCTGACGGTCTTAACGGATTTATTAAGACTCTTGACTGGGGTAAAATGGGCGAAGCTCTCGCAAATGGCATTAACACTGTTTTCGGCGGTATTTATACATTTATGAAGAAGTTTAATTGGTCAGCATTGGGTAAAGGAATTGCCGATTTTCTTAACAAAGCAATAAAAAAAGCTGATTGGGGTCTGATTGGCAAAACTTTAGCGTCTAAGTGGACTGCAATCATAGACACACTTTACGCTTTTGTGACCAATTTTGATTGGTCTGCTTTCGGTGTTTCAATCGGCGAATCCGTTAATGCTTGGTTTGATGAAATCGACTGGGCTAAACTCGGCGAAACCGTTTCAGAATCAATTCAAGGTTTGTTGGACACCCTTTTAGCTTTTCTTTCCGAAGTGGACTGGCAAGCAATAGGAGAAGATATAGGAGAGTTTATCTGCGGAATTGATTGGGCTGGAATCGCATCTAAGGTGCTTGAAGTAGTTGCAAAGGCGTTATCTGCGGCAGTAGAGGTCATCGGGGGATGTTTTGATAAACTTTCTACCCCAGGAAAGGTTCTTGTGGGTATAATAGGTTCCTTGACTGCTGCTTTTGTTGCGTACAAAGCTGCATTAGTAGCGATTAGTATTATTAATAAGATAATAGATGCATTCAAGGTTGCTAAGACCGCAACCGAAGGGATGACAATTGCACAAGCAGCCTTAAATTTAGTAATGAACTTGAATCCTATAGCGTTAGTGGTTGCTGCGATTGCTGGTCTTGTTGCAGGACTTGTTATACTGTGGAAAAAGTGTGACGGCTTCCGCAATTTCTTGAAAGCTATGTGGAGCGGCATAAAAAAAGTATGCTCAACAATAGGCAATTTCTTCAAAGATGTTTTTTCTAAAGCATGGAACGGCATAAAATCGGTATTTTCTAAAGTCGGCGGCTTTTTTGCTGGTGTTTGGGATTTAATTAAAAAGCCGTTTCTTAAAGCCGCAGAGTGGTTCAAGGGCTTATTTAGCAATGTTGTAGACGGGATTAAATTCGTATTTAATAAAATTGTTGACATCGTTAAAACTCCGATTAACTGGATTATAGACGGTATCAATACCCTTATAGGCGGTATTAATAAAATCAGCTTTGACATCCCTGATTGGCTTGGAGGCGGTAAGTTTGGCTTTGATATCCCCGAAATACCTAAACTCGCAACAGGCGGACTTGCGACTGCTCCAACTCTTGCAATGGTCGGTGATAACCGAAACGCACGTACCGACCCTGAGGTAATCGCTCCATTAAGTAAACTGCAAGGAATGATTACAGACGGAGCGGGGATATCAGAAATAATTGCACTGCTCAGAGAAATAGTTGATATCTTAAAATCACTTGACTTAACATTTGAAGGCAAAATTAACGAACGTACGCTTTGGAAAGCTATAGTAAAGTTGTACAGAGAACATAAGGTCAGAACAGGAGGTGCACTAATCTAATATGAAAGTATGGGCAAGAGGAGTGCTGCTCCCCAGTGCTGACATTGAGGGAAGTACAGCGCTAAGATATAAGACATGGGCGACCAATTCGGGGCGTGTTTCAACCGGCGAAACAGTCGGCGATATCCAAGGTCTAACGTGGAGAATCGTATTAAAATACTCTATGCTTAGTAGCAGTGATAAGGAAATGATGGATAACCTGTTTAACGTGACAAGTCCTGCATATTTTCCTGTTACATTTGAGCAAGGCGGCGTAAAAAGGACATTTACCTGTTATGCCAGTGACTTTATATATACCTCAGAGATTCCGGTTAGCTCAAATGAAACATGGTATAAGGGCTGTTCTGTCAGTCTTATTGGCAAGTCTATGGAGGTGTAAGATGTATAATACTCTATCACAAAGCACTGTTGATATGATCGAGGGAGATTGCAGATGTTTTCGTGCATTAATGGACTTTGGCGACTTCCAGATTACAAGCGATAAGATTTATAAAATACAGACAGACGGTGCTTCCTGTAGCGATGAAGATGTAACAATCGGTGGAATCTATTCTCAGGGAGTTACAATAGAAGTATCTGAAATACCTTGTCCTCTTGAGGGCAGGGTATTTATGCTGTATTTTTACTTAATGGATTTATCATTTGTCACGCCTGTGTCAAGTGATGTAGATAATCCTTTAACGCACTACACATTAGCAGAGTATACGCATGAGGAATTGGGCAAGTACACCCATGAGGGCTTAAACAAATTAGTTAATATGCCTCACAGACATATACCAATGGGGCAATTTAGGGTGAGCAAATGCAAATCCAAGGCTAACGGTTATACAATTTCCGCAGGAGATTTTTTAGAAGAAGCCGACAAGGAGTATAACTCCGATTTAGTTTATCCGGCAAGCACAAAGGACATAGAAAAGGAGATATGTAATAATCTCGGTATCGAAAATGTAACTAACAGTGATTTACAGTATATGACGAGTGATAAAGAGGTCTATATGACTTATGACAGTGGGGATTACATCCTCTATGACTATGTTGTGTTTATTGATGAGCCTCCTGCCAAAACAACTATGCGGCAGATGTTAGGGTATATCGCATCTTTGAGAGGTTGTTTTGCCTTAGCTAACAGACTGGGCAACTTAAAGTATGCTTGGTATGAAGATAATGGTCTTATCTTACAGCCAAACAGGATAGATACTCCCGAACTGGGAGAAAAGGATATAACAATTACGAGGATTGTTTGTAAAGTCAGCGAAAATAAAACGCTGTATAGCGGACAGATAGGACGCACAATGGAAATATCAAATCCATATATGACACAGAGAATGCTTAATGTTATAGCTGCTGATATCCTGCCTTTTAAATATCGCCCTGCAAGTGTTTTACAGCGTATGGGTGACCCGAGAATTGATGTATGGGATATACTGCACTTGGGAGATTGCAATATACCTGTAATGGATTTATCCTATAGCTTTGACGGCGGTTTATCTGCTGATATTGAGGCAAGCGGAAAGACCGACACAGAAAGTAATTTATAGAAAGGAATGATATTATGCCAGTATATCAAGGAGCTTGCACAGGGGCAATGCTTGATAAAGCCGGAGAGCTTGCGGCTAAATACGGAAACTTTGAATTGGGCAGGGCAACAATAAAAATAACATCTCCCAGTCCTATACCCACAACATCCGTTGATTTTAAAAACGACCATACTAACCCAAGAATTTTTCTTCAGGTGTATGACCCGTCAGCAATTACACCGGGTAGTAAGTCTATTTTACTAAAAGCAACGGTAAGCCGTATTACATCTTCTGGTTTTATTATTGGACTGACAACATCAAGATTTAACGGTGATACATCAAATGGCAATAGTCTATATGTACCGTCCGGCACATATTATGTTGACTATTTTGTAATAGACGAGGGGTGATACAAATGGCTACAAAGACTAAGTTTTTAGAGTTGGAAAAACCCGAGTTACTGGATGCATACAGCGAATTTATCCCGGGTATTTTCGGCAGCAATATGGATAAACTTGACGAGGCTATCGGGTTTAAAGGCACGTTGGAAATAATAGTTGACAGCGATACAAAAAGGGTTTGCCAGCCAATAAACGGCGGTAAATACCACGTAACAAAAGCGATTTTGACTTTGCGAGTATTAAATAACGATGCCACGACGGTCCAGGACGTTGAACTGCCAAACATACAGGTATATAGCTTATATTATCACGGTGACTTTTTTGTCGTTTTGCAGAGTGATGTTAACATACCGCAGGGCACATATTACGTTGATTGGATTGCAACAGGATGGTGATATAAATGCAAATTACAGTAAATGAAAGCTATACTGCTACTAAAAACTTTAGCTTGCTCGGCTATCTTGGCGAAACCAACGCACGAGTAATAGAGATAGACCAGCCTGTAGTTGAGGGTGTTGATACATACCTATTACGCTTTGAGTATTATGACGGTAAGATATATGACGTGCCTATTGCGGACGGTAAAGTAATAATCACAGGCTCTCTCTTGCGTGAGATAGGTGCAATAAAATGCCAATGGATAGCTACAAAGGCGGACGGTGATAATTATACATTGGTTGCTAAATCACAGGTATTTACGCTATCTATAGGTGACAGCATATCTGATGATGTTGCACCGATACCGACTTATGAGCAGTCAAAGTCAATTGCGGATGAGGTGCTCGAAGCGGAAGCAAATTGTAAGGATTATGCCGAACAAGCACAAAAGTACAAGTACGATGCCATGTCATATAAAGACATTGCAAAAGAACAGGCGAGTATTGCTAAAACTGCAACCTTACGGGCACAAGCATGTGCCGAAACCTGTGAATATGCTGTAAACATAGCAACTCAAAAAGCGGATGAGCTGACAGCCATTATTAATGACCTTAACAATGCATTAGAAGTACGCCTTAACGGAGGTGTCCACAATGGCTAATATTGTGACAAATATACATCGGGCTTTAGCTGACTTTGACAGTATAAAGACGGCTATCGAGGATAAGGGCGTTAATGTGGGTAATGCACCTACTTCTGAGTATGGCAATATGATAGCTGAGATACAGTCCGGCGCACAGACATATTACAGTGCCAACGGCAGATTATACACTAAAGACATTGTTTTCCCAAGCGATTTAAAGAATGTAGGCGGAGCAGCATATCAGTATTGTACATTAATCGAAACGGTTACTTTTCCTGATACAATAACAGATATCGGCAACAACGCATTTCAAGGTTGCACAAAATTAAAAGAAATCTATATCCCCGAAGGGGTGACAAGAATCGCTCAAAATGCGTTTTTTGGTAATCCTATATCAACAGTCTATTTGCCATCAACTTTGACATCTATGGGCGCAAGTGTTTTCAGCACACAATATTTTCGTAATGTGACACTGGGTCAAGGGTTTAATTTAAGTTTAAATATAGGTATGGGGTCATATACCGTTGATTGTATGATTGATATGTTTAATGCCCTTAAGGATAACACAGGTACAACAGCCAAAACGCTTACATTGGGAGCAACTAACCTTGCAAAGCTGACGGCAGAGCAGTTGCAGATAGCGACCGAAAAAAATTGGAACGTTGCTTAGGAGGTAATCATGAAAGAATTTTTAGACCTTAATCCCCGAATGCTTATAGCTGACGAGGGTAAGACGCTTACAGACGGAGAGATATATACAAACGTTGTGTATCTCGGAAAGGATGAAATCCCTGAGAATTGGCAGGAGATTGTCGAGGATAATGTGCCGAAAGAGGGTGAAATTAATGGCGAGTGAAATTATTGTAGCATTGTTTAGTTTGATAGGCACGGCGTTGGGAACGTTCGGCGGAACGAGGTTGATGTCATATCGTATTGAGCAGCTTGAAAAGAGAGTTGAAAAACACAATAGTGTTGTCGAGCGTATGGCATTAGCCGAAAATAATATCAAGGTTGCAAATCACAGAATTGACGATTTAGAAAGCGAGGTTAAAAACAAATGAAAAAGTGGAAAACATGGCTTAAAGCCGCAGGAGTAAGAGCAGTAAAGACAGTTGCACAGACATCAGTTGCAATGATTGGCACGTCAGTTGTAATATCAGATGTTAATTGGGTTATGGTCATTTCGGCTTCCGCTCTTGCCGGAGCGTTGTCGTTACTTACATCAGTGGCAGGTTTGCCGGAAGTGGAGGAGTAAATAATGCAAATAAAAAAATACCGTAAAAAGCCAGTAGTAATACACGCCTATCAAACAGACAAAGAGATCACCATACATACTCTCGAGGGCGACATGAAAGCAAGTGTCGGTGACTATATAATTACAGGAGTAAACGGTGAGCAATACCCTTGTAAACCTAATATTTTCGAAAAGACTTATGAACCTGTGGAGGAGGGCTAACCATGACGTATTCAGAATTTATTAAAAAGTACAACGGCAAAGCAAAGGATTATGACGGAGTTGCAGGAGTGCAGTGCGTTGATTTAGTTAAGTTTTACTTAAAAGAGGTATTTAATCTTAATCCCGGTGCATGGGGTGACGCACACTGCTATTATGATAACTTTAACAACATATCAGC